GATAGGTACCTATGGTGGTGGTGGTGCTAATGGTCGTGCTGATATACTTTTTCAGTCTAACAATACAACCAGAATGACAATAAAAGCCAATGGTAATATTGGTATCGCTAACACTAATCCACCGTCACCACTAACGGTTGGTGGTGTTATTGAATCAACGACTGGTGGTGTCAAGTTCCCAGACGGAACAACACAAACAACAGCATTTACAGGAATTGCGGGCGGCATAGGATATACCGCAAATGTTGGTAATGGTTCAGCAAATACATTCAATGTGGCACACAGTCTTGATTCTTTTGCCACATTTGCAATAGTAAGAGATAACTCCACAGGATATCAAGTATATCCAGATATAAAATATACAACTCCAAATCATTTAGAGATATACTTTGTTAGCGCACCAACAACAGATCAATACTTTGTTATGGTTGTGAAGTAATATTATAACGCATTAATGTCTATCCAACCACTCCTTGACTGTTGTGTATGTATGATGACAATGAGGTAAAGCGCAAGTATGATACTGATACTTACCCTTGATAACCTCTGGAAATGGTATGAACTTGACAGTTGAGTTATATTTATCAGCAACCATCTCAGCAACATCAAGAAAACTAATAGGATTAGAGGTACCCAAGTCCCAGATACCTGATGGATGATCTTTGATAATCACATCAACAACATCTTCCACACAAACAAAGTCGCGATATGTCTTGTGTGATCCTGAGAAGATACGAATAACTCCATCTTTCTTAGACTGTTCTGAGAATCGATAGATGGGACTAGTCGCATAATCATCTTTTCGTTCATCAGCACCATATACATTGAAGTAACGAAATCCTACAATGTTTCTGAACTTGTGCATATTGTCCTTGACCCAAAGATCAACAGTCATCTTGGATAACGCATAGTAGTTCAAAGGACTGAGAAACTTACCCTCTGAGTTACCATAAACAGAACCGGAAGAAGCATATTTGACAGGAATATCAGATGCTAATGCCATATTGAATAGATCAAGACTGAACTTGATGTTATGATTGTAAATCTTATCTACATTTAGTTCGGTGGTTATAGAGATAGCACCTTGATGATAGATTTCCTCTATTTCATCCCAAGGAACATTTATCAACTGTTGAAATACATCACCATCTTTAGCATCAAGTCCATATACCTTATATCCAATCGTTTCCAATCGTTTTTGTAGATTGCGACCAATAAATCCTTTGTTTCCAGTCACTAGAATCATTATTATCATTCCTTTCCATGATGCGGATGCTAATCATATAAATATATATAGTATCACCATTATTATAGAGAGATCGCCAAGAAATGTCAATACCCGCTTCAAGAGAACAACTAAAAGATTGGTGTCTGCGTCAGTTGGGATTTCCTGTTATTGAGATCAATGTAGATGATGACCAAGTAGAAGATCGTATAGACGAAGCATTACAGTATTTCCAGCAGTTCCACTTTGATGGTGTTGAGCGTTGGTATCTAAAGCATCAGATAACACAAGATAACAAAGACAATCAGTATATTCCTATCACGGAAAACATCATAGGCGTCACACGCATCTTTCCCGTAGGATCAACAAACGCCTCTGTGAATATGTTTGATCTCCGATATCAGTTGAGATTGAACGACCTATATAACTTTACCAGCACATCATATGTTAGTTATGTTCTAACTCAGCAACACATTCGCACATTGGACATGTTATTCTCTGGTGAAACACCATTGAGATTCAACAGACATACCGATAAGTTATACATTGACTGGGACTGGGATAATGATGTTCAAGTGGGTGAATGGATTATCATTGAAGGCTACATTATCGTTGATCCGAATACATATACAAAGGTATATGATGATAGAATGCTCAAAAAGTTAGCAACCGCATATATCAAGCGCCAATGGGGTGCTAATATGTCCAAGTTTGCTGGTATGCAGTTACCTGGTGGTATACAAATGAATGGTCCTCAGATTTACAATGAGGCTATAACTGAAATAAAAGAACTTGAAGAAACTATTAGAAACACTTTTGAGGAACCTCCTCAGTTTATTTTAGGGTAAAAATATACTTATGGCAGTTTCACACTACTTCAATAACTACTCTGGTGTAGCAACTAATGAACATCGTCTTATGGAAGATGTTGTTGTTGAGTCTATCAAGATTATGGGACATGATGTCCAATATCTACCTCGAGAATCTTGGGATGGTGACGATACTATCTTTGGTGAACAAAGAAACTCAAAGTTCAATAGAGCATACACTTTGGAAATGTATCTAGCCAATGTTGAGGGTTATGAAGGTGATGGTGACTTCTTCTCTAAGTTTGGACTTGAAATCCGTGATACATCCAACTTTATAGTATCGCGCAGAGCATTTGAGAGATATGTGCCTAGCACAATCGCTAGACGCCCAAGAGAGGGTGATTTGATATTTGTTCCTGTTATGAACAAGATATTTGAAGTCAAGTTCGTTGAAGAGGAACTGATGTTCTTCTCATTAGGCAAAAGAACTCCATATATCTACGAACTAAGATGTGAACTCTTCCGCTACAACAATGAGTCTATTGATACAGGTATTGAAGATTTGGATATCATAGAAGATAGAAACTCATACTCTATTGAGATTGTGCTTGATACTGGCACTGGTAGTTATCAGCGCGGTGAAGTTGTGTATCAGGGTGTATCTTACGCGACAGCAAATGCTTCCGCTGAAGTTACCAATTGGGATGGTGCTAACACCACACTAACACTCATCAATATCAAGGGCGATTTCTCAGAAAATGAAAATGTCATTGGTGTTACATCAAACAGCAACTACTCAGTTGCCAACACCGATGTTCTAAAAGACGTTGCTGAATATGATATGTATGATAACAGAGACATTCAGACAGAAGCAGATGACTTTATTGACTTTACAGAAATCAATCCGTTCGGACGCCCATAAAAATGCTAAGTAATACCAACTTCTACTTCCAGTTGACACGGAAATATGTTATCCTATTTGGTACCATGTTCAATAACATCATATTTGTTAGAAAGAATCGTCTGACTGGTGCTGAACTTGAACGACAGCGTGTGCCTATCATGTATGCACCAAAGGAAAAGTATTTCGCTCGCTTGGAGAATGATCCGGATCTGACAAAGGAACTTCAAGTAACACTACCAAGAATGTCATTTGAGATAACTGGCATAAGTTACGATGCTAATAGAAAACTAAACTCGCTGTTGAAGAATCCCAAGGCTAGCACCGCATCTAAAGCATCATCGCAGTATATGGGTGTCCCTTATGATCTAAACTTTGAACTCAATATATACACCAGAAATGTTGATGATGGAACACAGATTGTAGAGCAGATTCTGCCATACTTCAATCCAGACTACACAGTAACTATCAACTCTGTTCCCGAGATGGGATTTCTCAAAGATGTTCCTATTATCCTCAATACGGTATCTAACAATATAGAACACGAAGGCAACTTTGATGCGGTTAGATATGTTACATGGCGACTTGAGTTTACAATGAAGGGTTACTATTACGGACCCGTTGCTACTACTAACATCATTCGCACAGTTGAAACAAATATATACAATGATCCATCTATAGTTTCTGGATATATCACAAAGATGAATCTTGCAAATGGTAATAGCGGTATATTCAATACAGGTGATATAGTATTCCAGGGCACAAACTATAGAACAGCAAGCGCATATGGAACTGTGTTATCTTGGAATCCTACTAACGAAATATTGGAACTTGGTGGTGTTCAAGGTCAGTTCTATGTCAACAATAGTGTTCGTGCTGTATCCAGTAACGCCAACTATAGTATAGCAAGTTTTGATACAGATCCTCTCAAATTGGTAAAGATTACGATTGTGCCTGATCCAGTGACAGCGGATCCGGATGATGATTATGGTTATGATACAACAATAGAAGAATGGCCTAATATAACAGAATGAAAAACTTTGCAAACGCATTAGGTATTGAACATATGGCAGAAGAAGAACCCAAGCAGGAGATACTACCTCCAGCTCCAATAGAATCTGAGATTGTATCCGAAGAACAGATAGATCAAAAGGAAGACTATAGACTCGCTAGAAGAACGTTTCGCGACCTCATAGTAAAGGGTAATGATGCTATTGAAGGTATCTCCGATCTAGCCAAGCAAAGTGAAAGCCCAAGAGCATATGAGGTTATGGCAACACTGATGAAAACTGTTGCTGATACTACAGATCAACTCTTTATGCTACAAAAGAAAGTAAAAGACCTGAGTAAAGAAGATAAATCTAGACCACAAGATGAACAACGTATCAACGTAGAAAAGGCTGTATTTGTCGGTAGCACAGCAGAACTTCTCAAGAAGGTGAAAAACGGCAATGCCGAGATTTGAAGGATATCAAGGTAATCCAAATCTACCCAGAGAAGACTATATTCACGCATTTACTCAATCTGAAATAGATGAGTATATCAAGTGCGCGAATGATCCTGTTTACTTTGCCACAAAATATATAAAGATTGTCAACGTTGATCGTGGTCTCATGCCATTTGAGATGTGGGATTTCCAGGAAGAAATGCTAAAAACATTTCACGAAAATCGCTTCTCTATATGTAAACTACCGCGACAGGTAGGTAAAACAACAACATCTGTTGCTTATTTGCTACACTATGTTCTATTCAATGAGAATGTGAACGTAGCCATTCTGGCTAACAAAAGTTCAACCGCTCGCGAAATCATGGGACGGTTACAGTTAGCATTTGAGTATCTACCAAGATTTCTACAGCAAGGTGTGAAAGAATGGAATAAAGGGTCTATAGAGTTTGCTAATGGTTCAAGAGCGCAAGCAGATTCAACATCAGGATCATCTGTTCGTGGTAGATCATTCAATGTTATCTTCCTTGATGAGTTTGCGTTCGTTCCAAATAACATTGCTGAAGCATTCTTTATGTCTACCTATCCTACCATTTCTTCTGGTAATACAACAAAAGTTATCATAGTATCAACACCGAACGGACTAAATCTATTCTATAAGATGTGGATGGACGCGGTTGAAAAACGCAGTCTGTATATTCCTATTGAAATCCATTGGTCAATGGTACCCGGTCGTGATGCTAAATGGAAAGAAGAAACTATTCGCAATACATCCGAAGAACAGTTTCGTCAAGAGTTTGAGACAGAGTTTATCGGTTCTACTAACACTCTCATTCATCCCGCTAAACTCCGTTCATTGGTATTCAAAAATCCAATAGCACAAGATGGTTTTCTTGATCTTTATGAGTTGCCTGTGTCGGGTAAGACTTACTGTATGACTGTTGATGTTGCGGAAGGACAAGGATTAGACTATTCAACATTCTCTATATTTGATGTTACTCAAATACCGTATGTTCAGGTAGCAAAGTATAAGAACAATAAGATACAACCCATATTGTTTCCTACA